AAAAGATCCGGAATCAGGGAAAACAAACGTGGGTCAATTTATAAATCTACCTTATTTTAAAAAGTCAGAGAGGTTAGCAATAAACCTAGATGGTAAAACTTTTACTTTCGATGAGTTCATCGCAGTAATAGAAAGTAATACAGTTAATGAAAACGGTTTAAAGGAAATAACAGAAAGCATAGAAAAAAAAGATTTAGAAGGTGTTGATGACGAATTTACTGAAGGACCTCCGTGTCTAGCGCATCTTAGCAAGATAATGAAAAATCCAGGCTTTGATGGCAAGGACAGATTTATGTATAATTATCATGTGTTTGTGAAGATGAAGTACCCAGATGATTGGCAACAAAGAGTGATGAATGCGCCTGTTAAATATTTTGAACCCGTACATGCAAATGCATGGGAAGCAAAAGCTGTAAACGCTAAAGTTAGATCATGGTCTAAATCTGAAAAAGGTTACACTTGTACACAGAGTCCTCTTAATGATTATTGTAAAAAAGGTATATGTGTTAAAAAGAAATATGGTATTCTTGCAGGATCAAAAGGGTCTTATCCGGTATTATCTAATTTAAGAAAAATAGATATTGAACCAGAACCAGAATATGAATTTGATGTAACTAAGCCAGACGGTATAGGAAAAGCATCTGTATATTGTAAATCAATTGAACATGTTACAGATCAACGTAAACGTAGAAACTCCATAGCAAGAGCGGCAGGGTTTCCACCACCAATTATAAAAGCACCGGAAGACCAGCTTATTTTAGAATCTCTTTTTAGTACACAGAAAGTAGTGAACCCTCCTATTGGTACTTCACCTAAAGAAAAATTACATGATGTAATACATGCAAAAATTAATGGACCTAAAGCTATGAATGATGCTGCATTTAAATCAGGTACAGTATTAATTGAAGATGGTAAGGCTTATTTTAAATTCGATAAATTTTACGATAAGCTTAGAGCGAAGAATTGGAAACACTCTGAGGATAAGACAGGTGTTATGATGAGCAGTAATTATAAAGAATGTGGTTTAGAATTTATTGAACAAAAAAGATTCCCTACAAAAGAAAAGGGGAAGTACAACACACCTACAAAAAATGTAGTTTCAATAAATATAGAAGGTTTTGAAGATATAAAAATTAATCATACGATACTAAAACATAACACGGAGATAATGTAATGGCTAAAAGAGAAAAGTTTTCAATATGGGGCAGTGAGCCACAATACAAAAACGCTTGTTATGAATTATTTCATAAACACAAAACATCTTGGCCTATTGGGCATATATTAAAAAATGAAGATGAGAAGTATATGAAAGAAATGATGAGCAATTTTTATTATTCATCATTAAAACCACACTTGGTTCAGGATGTTTGGCATAAAAATAAAGATAAAATTATAGAAATAAAAGTTGTGTTAGGTCCTGTTTTTGGAGAAAAAACTTTTGAGTTTTGGACAGAGAAACCTACTTTTTCTAAACAAAAAGCGTATGAATTTGTAGATGGAAAAGTAATTGGTATTGAAAGTCCTCATTATGCCATATTAGAAGATATAGGTTCTGGTAAAATGTTTAATTTTTCTGTTGCCAGGTGTATTTGTTTTCCAGGTCAAACTGGTTTGGTTCATGAAAGTGCTTTACCAAAACCAGCAGTCATGCAAGCATTAAAAAATGCCATTGCTCAACCAAAAATAGAATGGAAAAGAAATAAAGGGTATAGATCAGGCATTGATCCAAAAATGGATGCTCATCACGTAGATGGTAAAGAATTTAAAACTCTTGTTTTAAAATTTGTTGGTGATGCTTTAAAAATATTGGAAACAGAATTTTATAGTAAAATATATCCAGAACATGGAAACTATGAAACTGCATTTATAGAGTATGTTCAAATAACTGGATGGCAATTTAAAAACAACTCTAAAGCAAATAAATGGAGAAGTTCTTGGTTTGATTTTCATGAAAAATATAGAGAATATGAAATGTTAAATCCAACTATTCACCGTGAGGTCACATCCAATGAAACTAAATTTAAAACTAGTATTAGAGATAATTTAGGGGATTTATTAAAATGAGCACTAGAAAAATATACGGGCCTCCGGGAACAGGGAAAACAACTAGGCTTATAAATTACGTTAAAACTTTAGTTAAGTTTGGTACACCTATTGATAAGATTGGTTACTTTGCATTTACAAAGAAAGCTGCAGAGGAAGCTGTGAACAGAACTTTAGATCTTTATCCAAAGTATAGTAAGAAAGATTTAAAATATTTTAGAACCTTACACTCACTAGCTTTTACTTTGTTGGGTATGAAGAAAAGCAATGTTATGCAAGACGAACACTACGAAGACATAGGTAGAAAACTAGGCATAGAAGTTACAGTATATTCTAATGGAGAAGAGAAGACAGGATTTGTAGACTCTGATAGTCAATATTTTAACATAGTAAATGCAGCAAGAATTAAAGGAACCACAATAGATGAAGAATATAATACTGATATGTATTCACAAGACATAGACAAGCATTTATTACAAATTTTAAAAGATGAGGTAGATAATTACAAGCAAGCGTATGGCCTGGTAGATTTTACAGATATGATCGAAAAATTTAATGTGTCAGAATTGTGTCCGAAATATGACGTAGTATTCATTGATGAAGCTCAAGATTTGTCGCCAATACAGTGGAAAATGTATGATATATTAAAGAAAAACTCTAAACATATTATACTTGCTGGTGATGATGATCAAGCAATTTATGGATGGGCCGGTGCAGATGTTGCAAGGTTTCAAAGTGAACCTGCAAAAGATATTGTGTTACCACAATCTTATAGAATTCCAGCAGCTGTACAAAAAATAGCCGGTTGTATTTTAAATAGAATACCGGATCACAGAAGAATTAAAAAAGAATGGTCAGCAAGACCCGAAGAAGGTTACGTAGAGTATGTAACTTCAATAGAAGATGTACCAGTTAATTCTGGTGATTGGTTAATACTTGCAAGGACTAATGACAAACTTAGAAAGTTAGGGCCTACCTTAAAAGAAATGGGAATATATTTTGAGATCAAAGGACGCAAAAGTTACAAAACTAGGCTCTATAGATCAATACAAGATTACACACGTTGGACTAATGGAGATAAATTATCAATATCTGAATGCAAAGATCTATTTGAATTTTTAGGTGTAGATAAAATTTTAACTGATGAACGTATGTATGATTTACAAGAGTTTGGTTTTAGTTTTACAGATCATTGGTACGAAGTATTTCAAGCTGATCCGGAAGAATGTCTATACATTAGAGAAATGATACGTAATGGAGAGAAGTTATCAGAAGACCCAAGAGTAAAACTATCTACTATACATGCAGCTAAAGGTGGTGAAGCTACTAATGTATTAATTATTTTAGATAATACTAAAAAGATAAGAGACGCAGTAGACAAGAGTCTAGACAAACAGGATGAGGAGCATAGAGTTTGGTATGTTGGGGTAACAAGAACCAAACAAAATTTATATATAATGGAAGCAAAAAGGGAGGACAAAGGTTATGACATCTAAAGCATACGAAAAACAAATCGGTGGTTCGCATTACCAGAACTTTAAAATACAGCCAAGTAAATTTGTGATAGAGAACGAATTGCTTTATCCAGAAGGTTGTGCTATAAAGTACATAGTCAGACACAGACTGAAAGGTAAAAAACAAGACTTAGAGAAAGCGATTCACTTTATAGAAATGATAATTGAAAGGGACTATGGAACCAAATAATCATATACCATTTTACATGGGGCTATTTACTTGCCTATTGATTCTTTGCTACCTAACATTATGAAAAAATTTAGTATCACTAAAAAACAAATGGATCTTTTTAATTTTATCAAAGATTATATTGATAAAAATAATATGGCACCCTCTTATGAAGAAATGAAACAAGGAACAGGTTGTTTAACTAAGTGTACAATTTTTACAAAAATCAATCAGTTACAGGAAAGAGGTTGGATAACAAAACTACCTGGAAAAAATAGAAGTATAATAATAATATGAAAATACCTAAATTTAGTGCCCAGACAGAATGGGTAATACCCACAGAACTACCAGACTTAACTAAGGTTGATGAAATTGCTATTGACTTAGAAACAAGAGATCCGGACTTAATTAAAAAAGGATCTGGAGCCATTATTGGTAACGGAGAAGTCATCGGGATAGCTGTAGCAACCGCACATTACAAAGGATACTTTCCTATAAATCATCACGGTGGTGGTAACATGGACCGTAAGATGGTTTTAAAATGGTTTCAGGATCTTTTAAATGCACCATCAACTAAAATATTTCACAATGCAATGTACGATGTATGTTGGATCAGGGCACTGGGACTACAAATTAAAGGCAGGATTGTTGATACAATGATAGCCGCAGCTGTGACTG